CGTCTCAGAGGGTTTTGGTAAGTAACCTTGATGGTATTCTAAGTCTTACTTGCCAAAACCCCCAGTATCATATTCAATCGCAAATGATGGGCGTGTGCTTGTCCAGCCGTTATTTACTAACGGTAGCTGCTGCTTATGCATTCTGGATATACAAACGGTTTTCATAGTAGAAAGAATTATGTCCTAAAAGGTTGTTTTCGTCAAGTACTTTCTGCAGTAACCTTACAATCAGTAGGGTCTTTCCTGCAGCTAGTAATCTATTTATAAGGAATTATGCCCCAAAAGTGGGAAAAAGTCAAGTATTTTAAAATATATTTTTATACAGAGAACGAGCTTCCACATCCACAAGTTGTTTCAGCGTTTGGGTTTGCAACCTTGAACGAAGCACCCATCAGATCTTCAATGTAGTCGATGGTCGAACCTTGTAAGTATTGCATACTCATTGAGTCAACAAGAACCTTGCCAAAGTCGAAGTCGTCTTCAGCTTTAGTATCATCGAAGTTGAACGCATAAGAGAAACCTGAGCAACCACCGCCTTGAACAGAGACACGAATAAATGGCTCTCCATTCTCACCAAGAAGATCTTCGATCTTAGCGATTGCGTTTTCTGTTACAGTAATCATTTTAGTTTTGCTTTGATTGCTTCAACAGCATCACCAACAGTGATGATGTTCTCAGCTTCTTCGTCTGGAATCTCAAACTTAAATGTGTCTTCAATTGAGATAACAATCTCTACCATGGTCAATGAGTCTGAGCCAAGATCTTCTTTAATTCTAGAATCTAGTGTAATCGTTGACGCATCAACGCCAAGTTCGTATGCAATAATCTCTTTCACTTTATTTTCAATATTCATCTTTATCTCCTATACTCTAAAACTTTCACCGCACCCACAACGATCTCGTTCGTTTGGATTACTAAATTTAAAACCTTCATTCAACCCTTCACGGATCCAATCAACTGTCATACCATCTAGGTATGCCAATGACTTAGCATCTGCGAGTACTACGAAGTCTGGTTGTGCGAAATTGGTAACGCCAATTTCTACTTTGTATTCATCAACATATTCTAAGGTATAAGCTAATCCACTACACCCAGTTGTTTTAACACCTAACCGAATACCTACGCCACCACGCTTTTCAAGTAGCTTCTTTATTTTCTGTCTTGCTGTATCGGTTACGGTAATCATTTACAGCTGCCTTAATTGCATCTTCTGCTAGAATTGAACAATGAATCTTTACTGGTGGTAGTGCTAGTTCTTCAGCGATCTGGCTATTGCGAATCTCACTAGCAGCATCCACATGCATTCCTTTAACCATTTCAGTGACCAGCGACGAACTTGCGATTGCTGAACCGCATCCATATGTCTTGAAACGAGCATCTCTAATAATACCATTTTCATCTACCTTAATCTGCAATTTCATTACGTCACCACAAGCTGGCGCACCGACCATACCTGTGCCAATACCTTCCTCGTCTTTGGTGAATGATCCAACATTCCGTGGGTTTTCGTAGTGATCAACGACTTTATCTGAGTATGCCATAAAGCTATTTATGGTGTCGTAACTTTGTTGGTCTCAATACCACACTTGGTTAAAAAGTCCAACCCATCATCATTACGATATGACTGTCGGTAGTATACTTTTTTGATTCCTGCACCGTAGATTAGTTTGGCACAATCAACACAAGGGGCATGAGTAATAAAAATGTCACTACCCAAACCAGACTCAGCGGATTTTGCCAACTTAGAGATCGCATTAGCTTCAGCATGGATAACTTCTGGTTTTGTTTTAAGTTTGTACTTTATCCATTGGTTTGCTTCTTTCGGCAGCAATTGTTCAGAACAATCACCATCTTCACAGTAGATCTTTTCTTCACATGTATTGTCCCAACCAGCAGGAGTTCCATTGTAACCGATACTTATGATGCGGTTTTCTTTAACGACAACAGCGCCAACTTTCAATCTAACAGCACTGGACAAACCTGCGAATCTTGTCGCAGTATCCATAAATGCATCAACCCACTTTTGTTTCATTTAATTCTATCCAACACTTCATCAGCATGTGGTGTGCCATTCTCTTCTATCCATTGATCAAAGATTTCATCTTTGGCTTGCTGGATCATAACCATAACACGCATGGCATCTTGTTCAGTCATTGAGTCTAACATCATCTTAAACTCATCTTCTTCCAAACTTAAAAGGAAAAGAAGGAAATCTCTGTCTTCGTCTTTAAGGTGTTCCACTTTCTTTGGCTTTCTTCTCAACAGGTGGGAGAATGCCAGCGTCAGTTACCAACTTGCGAGTAATCTTTGGATAAAGTTTACTCAAGGTTTGATCTTTGATTGCACATAACAGTTTAGCTTCATCTGGGTGCACACCTTCTAGAAGGGAGATGAATAGTTGTTCACGTTTCACTGGCTTGAGATCCGCACGAGTGAAGACATACATCCTGCGCAGTTCACCATATAGATTCGTTGGAGTCATACCCATTGGTTCAGCAGCAGGTTTAAATGGTGGCTCGCCTTCTGGCAAAGCCCATTTCTTGGCTGGATCAAAAGCATGTTCGCAAATAGTTTTGATCAATACATTATACAATGGGTCTTTTGCATACTGTTCTATCGATTTGGGATTTGAGTTGATATCCTCAAAAACCTGTGTTACATATTTTCTCATCAAAATTCCTCAATCTCATCTAAGAGTAAACGGCAACGATGTTCGATCAAATAATTCATAATCGACATCTTATCACCTGTGGGTTTAGTATTTAGGTATGAATCCCAGATCTGTTTACAAACATCAGTTGGAATATTATCGAATGCTACCAGACGAGCATTGCGATCCCAATTACGTCGTTCATCATCACTACGGCAAGCAGCCCTACCAACCTTCATAAACTCTTCAAGACGTTTTGCACTAACAGGTTTCTGTCGTTCGCCCTTAACAAATACATCGTCAGCAGACAAGATGTTGGGAATACCGTCACCAGTATCACCCTTTACGATATGTTCAATCGTAAATTCTAGAATCTCTTGCTTGCTGGCAGTCACAAACTTCTTTTGCATAGGCGACCACTGACGCACATTACCAGTAGAGAACGGTGGAAGTTGTAGCTGTTTAAAGTCTTTGTCTGACGAAAGAATAAGGATAGGCTGCGGTTCTTCCATCAATCCTTGTTGTTTCAATTGATTGGTCTGACACCAAATGGTCATAGCTGCAATGACATCATCAGCTTCAGCACGTTCAATGTGAATTACTCGATAAGGAAAATGTTTAGAGATGTCATCACGCATCTCAGACAGTGTGTCAAAAATTAGTTTCCAGTCGAGGTCAGAAGCCTCACGCATTTTCTTACGACTAGCTTTGTAGTGTTCGAAGATTTCTTTGCGCCAGTACTTGCGTCCATCACAAGCAACTACAAGTTCTCCATACTCTTTACCGTACTTTTTCTTGTACGACTTGAGTGTAGAAAGGGTTACGTGACGAATAAGATTCTTCACTTCACTCTCAGTACCCTTTAACTCACGCTGAAAGGTAAGGATGGCAGACAAGGCTACCTGAGAATAATCAACTAAAATCATCAAAATGCTCCAAGCAAAATACACTCTTCATTAACTCGCCCATTTGGAGCAGAAGGTTTGGTTGTCAATTTCTTAAACGCACCATTTAGAGCACGTTTACCCATAGCAAGTCCCTTGAAGAATTCTTCTGGCTTACGTAGCGTCATTGTCTTGGACTCTTTGATATCAAAGCCAAGGATTGTTGTACCTTTAACAGATAGCGTTCCACCATCAGTTTTGTACAAAGTCACTTTACGGTACTTAGTATTATACACCCACAGTTCAGTGGCAGTCAAAATGTCTTCTGGCTTGCACGACTTGATTTTGAGTTCTGCAAACTCTTTCATATACTTCATCTTAGCCACTACCTTGGTAGGAGATGTTGCTTTGCGTTTGCGGGGAGCACGACTAGCTTTGGCGTTTTGCACTTGTTGCTGGCAGTCAGAGACGATCTCTTCTAAGAATGCCAAGAACTTCTTCAATTCACGCTTGTTGAAGTGTGAGTAACCTTCTACGAGTTGGTCATCATCGCCTTCAATCGCTTCCTTGATTTCTGGAATGCGTTTTGCGAAAATGTCACCAATGCGTTTTGCGATGGGTGCTGCAACTTGATTAGCCGCAAGATAGTTCTTTGCAGAGAACGATGTTTTGTTGGTGACAAAGTCATCAATTGCACCTTCGATCTCTCCAGCCAAATCATGAGCCTTTTCGTCCATGCGGTCTTGGATGGACACAGTTGCCACTGGAACAACAACTGTCTTATCTTCTTTAATCTTTTGGGGTAATGCTTCTTTGCGGATGATATGATTGACCAAGTTATCAATGGTCTTCATGTGTTCATCGCTGAGCACGTTTTCATTTGATACAAGACGACACAGTACGCCAAGTTGGCGAACATCATAGTCGTTTGCTTTATTGATGGCAATGACTTCTTTTTTCTTGCCAAGTTTTGCGAAGTATTCGATCGCAAATTTACGAATCTTCTTTTCGTCTACATTATCACGATACCAAACCAGTGCGCTGGTCAGAGAAACATTATAGTTCTCTTGATTCAACATCGGTTCATCGACAGTTTTACGTAGAGTTGCGTGCGCCTTTGCACGTTTCGTTGCTGTAGCCATAGGTTCTTAGCCTCCTTAATATGTATCTATTATACCCTAAGTTGGCAAAAAGTCAAGCCCCCTAACGTAATACCTTACAGGTTGTAGGGTTATTTTTTTTCCTACAACCTGTAATTATGCTAGGCAGGACAGTCTAGATTCATTTCTTAAATGAAAGACCAGTTGTACCACCAACAACACTACCAAGAATCAGCGATGCAAGCCATGTATCAAGGGTGAAGGGGATAGTAAGCCCGAACAGCGTGTTAATAGACCAAATGGTAGCAAATGGCATAAGAACAACGATTGCGATAACGATCACGGCGATAATAAGGTATTTCATAGGTCAAAACTCACTTTAGTTACAGAATCCCAGCGGAATGATCTCCACTCTTGCTTTTCAACATCAAAGACCCGTACTGCGGATCCAGTATTCTGGCTACCTTCGCTTTGGGTTTTAGGTTGTTTCTCTTGAGGGATGGCTTCTTCGACGAGGGTGCATTGCATTTCTCGCTCAGTACCATCTCTCTTGGTAAAAGTAATGCGCAAATCTTTTGCGTTTCGATCATGAAGTAGTCCTAGTGTCCAAGTTTTA